GTGGTTTTTCCCAGCCCCATACGATACTCGTGCCAATCTGCATATTTTTTTATAGCACGAACAACTGGCATAGGATTTTTTGGAATTTCAGTTCCAAACAAGGGAGACCCTGAAGTGAATGGACACACCATACGATCAATTAGTGTTTTGTACTGTGGAACTTCGTGTAGATCAACCAACTCCCACCATGATTCATTCAATCCAAACCGAAGACTAAAACTTTCATCCATATCCTGCGGACCAACGTCGGAACCACCACCGTCAATTAATATTTCAATTAATTCGCGAATGACGCAATAAATTGATGGTGTGACACCTACAGTGTAAAGATATCCAATTAATTTAGCATGAAAATTTTTTAGAGTCAATGGTTTTGTGCTGTCAACAAACAATTTTGGCAAGACCTTGTAACCTTCCCGTGCAAAAGACCAATGGAAAGTATCAGTAACATGGTTTGAACATCTTGGACAATATACCAAAACCCATCTGAACTTCAAAAATGTGGGATAGTCACCCAGATCATAACGACCTTCACATGTTTGACACTCGCGATTGAATATTTCATGATCACAATTTGTTTTCCGGTCAAATGAATGTCCTCCAATATGCGCAAATTCAACGATTTTAGTATGAATCTTAAAATCGTCTACTGGAATCGTAAACCTGAAAGTTTTCTTCATCACTTCAGGAATGCGCTTCAATTGTTCTACTGTCCAATGGTCACGACTGAAACACGCGAGAGCATCATCTCCAAAAACTTTAATAGTTAAATGATCTCGCCAATCTTTCCTTTCAAAAAATTCTGGGTTGATTTGCTTAAGCACAACAATTTGAGCAACATAATTGCACGCTGAATTCATAAAACTCGTGTCCCAAGAACCACTCATCATAGCAGCAGCAATACCGAACCAGCCACTTCCGCTAGGACAATTGAAAGCTTTGAATTTGTGACACTCAATGACACGCAAGAAAAAAGCTAAGAACACTTGAGATTTGTCATCCACACCAATATCATAGAAAGCACCGAAACTACGAGCCACATTAGCAAGCAAGCTTGCCAACATGTTCATGTCCCATTTTTGAACATCCCATTCCACAACAATAACCTTATCCAGTAGTGATTTCTCCAGGTTGTCTTTGGCCTGCAACATTTGAGCTTTGGTTGAACCATGTGGCATAGTCAATGTCAAGCTTTCCCACGGACGACGGAACATTTCAGAAGCAAATGCCTGCGCAGAACCGCCAAAGAAACTCATTCCTATTGCTATTGGCATATTTTTAGTGTCAGTGCCTATACCGCCACATGAAGCAAAAATACCATAAATCATGCGTAGTATAGTAGATAAGACTATGTGAACGACAAAAAACATACGCTCACCGGGTGCGGTATAATACTGATGCATACCAACATCAGTATCACTTTGCTGCACGACACGCACTTTTCCACACTTAACTTCTGCCTTAATTGCACATTGAGCAACATTTGGAATTTTAGAAGAAACAATTTTCATTTTACTATCAAATCGTTCCTCAAAAGCTGCTTCATAGGCCAATTCTTCGATATATATCTTTGTAGCTTGGGCAACATGATGCTTTTTGTAGCAGCGCGGCAAATCCTTGATAACTCCTGGAGCAGTCATCTTGTCATCCACGACACAATCAGTGCGAAAATCTGGAACCTCGACACTCTTGTACTGAAAGAAAGTACAGTCGGAGTGCATCGTCTTGATTGCAAATGACAAGTCCGCCCAATATTCAGGCTCACGGGGCTGATCGAGCGACTGATGAGAAAAATAACTCAACAATTTAGGAAAATAATCCATGGAATGACCAGAACACCAAGCTTCATGAAACCCAAATACTCCATGCTGTGAATCCAACCTAAGGAAAGTTCCGCACTTTGGACATGGGGGGGGGGCATTGCTGGTTCGCAAATTAATCAAATATGCCATGGCTTGAGCATCAAACGTATATCCACAAGGACACAGGATCGAGGGTCGATCATCAATTCGAACATAGTTGACATCAGGATACCGACGCCGAGAATTATATTCCATAAGAACAGACAACACATCAGTGCGAATTCCAGGTGGAGGCCTAAAATGGACTTTATAATCTCGTGCATTAACATGTGGTATTTTGACTTGAATCATTGCACCACTGCCTGCAGCAACTAACCTTAACACACCATTTAGCTGCTTATCAGTTTTGGGCATAGTAAAATATTGCACCATAATTCTCAAAGATTCAAGAAGTGGAATTGATGTAGGCTGGTCGCCAACACGTGGAATGGCTGGAAATTTATAACGTACTTCCTTTTGATAGAGTTTAGCAACCTGGTCACAATCAGAACACCCTTTAACCGATTCACGCTGATGAGCATTACAACGTAAAATTCTCTTCTTATCTTTTTGACCACCTTCCATTAAAACGCCGTCACCAAGGCGACGGTATGTAGACAATGTAATAAACGAACCTTCCATTTCTGTCTCGATATAATCAATAGAATACCTGTAAATAAGATAAAGATAACAATCTAGCAAAGGACTCTGGAGAAAAGAAAACCTTAGCTTCACGCAAAGTTCTGGACAACACGTAGGATACCTTGGATTTGATAATTGAGATGCGACAGCAGCCCCACCCCACA